GTGGCCCTCAGTGATACCAAACTACGCAGCATCAATGACAAGCCATACAACGGCGCGCCAGAAGTAACAGATGGCGACGGTCTCAGCGTGCGTATAACCCCTACCGGAACGATTACGTTTCAGTTTCGGTACCGATGGAACGGTAAACCTGTTCGCCTTTCTATTGGACGCTATCCAGCTACCTCTCTGAAAGAAGCGCGCGTAATAGTCGGCGAGATGCGCGAATTGTACCTCAAGGGGCTAAACCCTAAAAATTATTTTGCCAAAGAGGATGGCGAGCTGACGCTGAAAGAGTGTCTCGATCAGTGGTGGAACAAGTATGTTGAAACCCTGAAGCCTAATACACAGACTTTATACAAGTCAGTTGTGTACAACACTATGTACACAGAATTCCCGGATGCCCCCGTCGTCAACATCCCTGTTTCAGCATGGGTTAGGTTTTTCGATAAGCAGGAAAAGAAAAACGGCAAAAAGGCCAGGGTACTTCTCCTGCAGCTGCGATCAGTAATGAACTGGTGTATCAGCCGACAACTCATACCTTCGTGCGAGGTTCTGAAGCTCAGCGTTAAGACGATAGGAAAGAAGCCGGATGTTGGTAACAGGGTTTTAACCTATACCGAACTGGCAAAAATATGGCTCGCGCTGGAAAACAACAAGATCGTTACTTCCAACAAGGTGCTTCACCAACTGTTGTTGTTGTGGGGAGCCAGATTGTCAGAACTTCGCCTGGCTACTAACAGTGAATTCAATATGGACGATCTTATTTGGACTACTCCAGCTGAGCATTCAAAAATGGGGAATGTTATTCGTCGTCCTGTTTTTGAGCAGGTAAAGCCTTTTGTAGAGAGGCTTTTAAATTCGGGTAACACCGTCCTGTTCCCTGGCCAGGAACTGGATAAGGCAATAGATCGTTCGTCAGCAAATCTCTACATGAAAAAACTAAGGGATAAAATTGATATACCTGAATGGAGAACGCACGATTTCAGGCGCTCACTGGTAACGAATTTGTCAGGGGAGGGAGTTATGCCCCATGTCACCGAAAAGATGCTGGGGCATGAACTGGGTGGTGTGATGGCCGTGTACAACAAACACGACTGGCTGGTGGAGCAGAAAGAGGCTTATGAAATGTATGCCGATAAAATATTCTGGCATGTTAAACAGCTCGGTTGACGCCGCCCTCTTCAATCCATTTCATAACTGCTTTACGGCTGTAGCGTGACGGATATGTGAGAACAGGATTGGGGAAACCACGTTCTTTGCGTAAGCGCCAAACAGCAGTTTTTTTCTTTTTGAGCAGGTCGAATACTTCCTGCTCCTCCATAAAATCAGTAGTAGTCATAAATACCTCATCAAAAATTACCGTTAAAAACACACGTACCACACCCGCCGCGAGCGCCTTCAGTGCAGACATCGCAGCGATCTACTTTTTTGATTTTACCGTCTCCTCCTGCTGCATTGCTCCCTGCATGGCGGCGTGGCAGGCGTCTTCAATATGATTTCTAATACGTTTCCGGCATTCGTCCTGATTATCTGCGTAAGTAGACATTATTCCATCAACGGCAAGACTTATAGCCTCATCAGGAACTACCGGCGCTGGCGGGGCGGAGTAAAAATACTCGTCCTCAATTCCCTCAACGGGTTTTGAGAAGCCGATAAAATTACCGTAATGCCAAGGATAAGGGCCGTATGGCTCAACGGTCACACGACGCCAGCGGTGAATCGCAGGCTCCGTTTCGAGCGATGCCAGCGCGATACGCGCCAGCTTCAGTACCACCTTGGCAGTTATTTTTTCACTGAAGTGCTCTCGTGCTTTCTTTTCCGACCACACGACAGGCCACAGGACTTCTTTCGCAGCTGCTTCGATTTGCTGTAACTGCTCTTTGGTGAACTCTTTGGTAATAGTGCTCATTGGGCTTTGTCCTTCACCAGTTTTTCCCATTTTTCGCGCAGCTCTTTTCGGGCCTCAGCTTCATGATCTGGCGGGTACGAAAATCCGGCGCGCATACCCGAACAGCCATTCGAGCAACGAATTTCTGCCGATCCCCAGTTCATTCCCCGACTACGAACCTTCAAAGAGGGTGACATACCGCAATTAGGACAGCGTGGTAAGTGATAATTTTCCACGATGGGCCTCTTACTCATTGGCAATGATGATCATCGGTTTACCTCACGCACTGCTGTTTTATTGGCGCGAAGCATTTCTTTAGAGCGACCTGAAATCACCGTTTTCATGAGGAAGAAACCACGGCGATCCGCAATGACTCCAGGAGTACACATCAAAATCGTATCAACAACCCGAACGTGTCGGCGAAACTCGAATACGGTGCTGGTGATTATGATTTTTGCAGTGGGCCCCATGTCTTGGTATTCAATTTTCATGCTATTACCCTCGCGATCAGCTTTACAGTCCCGATGAAACAGTAGAATCCAGCAGTTAACCCAATCCCTGTTAAGAGAGAAAAGAACAGGGACCACATCATCAGTTCGGATATTTTTTTCATGGTGCAGCCTCGTCAGTTTCGTGACGAAACTCCCGAAGAATAGATGTGATTTCGGCTTGTATTGCTGGTGGAATTTCAATGGTTAGCCCTTCCCCGGAATCCTTTGTACAAGAGGAAATAAGTTCAAGGAACTTCCTGGCTTTTCCAGCATTAAACTGAGGGCTAGCTATGCTCTTGGTAACTTTTTTCTTTCCAGCTGCCTCGGCTTTTTTCATCAGACGTGAAGCTTCACGATCTGCGTAAACACCATGCTCACGAGATATACCGATTGCGATTGCGTAATTCATTGAGCCGTCACGAACGAGCTTTTTGATATACGGTGTGCATTCGTGAAGCTGGAGGTGCTGAAGAATATCTGACTCAGAGCGTTTAACTTTTGACGCTATCTCTGAAGGGCTCCACCCCTGATTTTGAAGGCGATGATAAGCTGCGCCTCGTTCAAGTGGAGTCAATGCCAGCCCCTGAGAACTGGTCACCATGAAGGCGATTTTGTCAGCCTCACTGCCTACAAAATCTTTGCACTCAAGACGAACAATATCGTGCCCCATTGCGATAGCAGCCAACGCGCCATGATAACGGTGGTGGCCGTCGATCACTTTCACCCCGCGCTCAGTAACTTCTACGGCAAGCGGCGGTATATATTCCCCGGCAATAAAGGCATCGCGGAATTCTTCTACATGCGCCTGGTTAAGTTCACGAACGTTGTAGCCTTCCTCGGCATAAATTTTATCTACTGGTACGTTGTAAGTTTTTCGGGTGGTTAATCCGGCGTCTTTATCGTTATAGAGCTGGCCTAAGCTTGGCATATGATCACCTTCTTTCAGGGAATGCTTTGCTATACGCCCCCACGAATGGGGGCGCATAAAACAACACACGGTATTGATGGGTTAAATGGAGCCTTCGTAAATAGGCAGGTCTTCACCGAGCTGGTTTTCCATATCAGTGACGATTTCCTGGAATGCATGCTCAACAACTTTCTTAGGTTCGATCAGCTCATACCAGAGGATTAACTGACCGTCACGCAGGCGATAACGGATACGGGCATCGACCTGATACGGCGAACCGTTATGGAATGGTGAAATTGCCAGGCTGATTTTTTCTGGCATTTTGGTGTTGCCAGAACCGGATTTTTCATCGCTGAACTGGAACTGGCAGGTGCCATCAGAAAGACGTTTAACGGACTTAAACTCTGACTTACGGGTTTCCTGGAATGCGAGAACCATTTCCAGCAGTTCAGTTCCTGACGGCCCTAGATATGAATCACTAACCGGCGCGACATTCTGAATGTTGTTTTCCAGGAACTCAGCAAAGTTAATCTGGTCCATTTTGCTCCCATCAGCAGCAACCCAGGCTTTCCATTCATCAGAGAACGGGCAGTCATAAACGGCCTTGTGTGCGGCCCAGCTTGGTTTTTCTGCATCCTGATGGAAGTCCAACACGGCTACGATTCGCGTTTTGGTCTTATCTGCGAAAACAACAGTACGAGAATCACGGAAACGTTGAATGTAAGCGATCAGAGACCCAGGGGAGATCAGGTTTGCAGCTTGACGAATACGTGACGGTGCCAGCTGTAGGCTTTCAAGCGACTTGACTTCAAAGCCCTCCGGCACGACAACAGACGGAATATCAGTTTGTGTTTTCAGGTTTGCAGAAACCAGATCACGAATTTCGGATACGGCAGAGCCTTCAATATGAGACATTGAATATTTCCTTTTCAGATTAGAACGGTTGGTTAGATAGGTATTACTGGGCCAGCTTGATTGGTGCAGTCTGAGTTTTTGGCTCAATGACTTTCAAATCCAACTGGGTTTGTGAAGGGTCATCGCGGAGCAAATCGCCATCGGCAGTGGCAAACATGATGGTGTCTGCACGGTCAAGCTCTGGAATAGTGCGAGTGACCTTTGGCGTAACCTTCATGGTGTTTTCATCGCGGTTGTTCAGCATTGCACAGTTCAGCGTCAGAGTAACAGCGCCTTTCTTACCTGTTTCTCGAACAGCCTTAATAACTTCTGCCAGCGCCTCGGTTAATTCAGCATCCAGCGTGCCTTTATTGATATAGGCAAGTTGCTGACTAAACGGCGTGGTGTTTTTATTTTCGGACATAAATATCTCCAGTTAACTATTTGGATCGCCTTTCTGGATAAGCAACCTGCACAGCCAGCTACGCCGCCAGATACTAGCGATGGTTTTTGGGTTGCGAACAGCCTGCACACCACGAGGGGCGCGCATCAGATCGCCGTACTGAAAATTAACGTTACGGAAGGTCATACTGGTCACCGATAGATAGGGTATCCGGCAGGAGTTGAACCCGCGCTGGGCAGGGAAACCCAGCCAACACCGGAAGCGGACACATTGAAGAAAAAGGGCGGTTAGCCATCAGAACATTATCATCTTCCTCCTGTTGGAATGGTTGAAGACTGGATAACCGCCAAGACTTAGGCAATAAAAAAGGCCGCTTTTGCGACCTTGTTAAATTATGGATTAAACTACCTAGGCCTAGTCCAATAATTTGTACTGGTATAAAGTTCATACTTATCTATGAAAAATCTTGTATCAATAAGATAGTTAGGATATGCGTAAGATAATTTGCGTAAATCATCCATTTCTACAAACAGGCCGTTCGCCTCTTCATCCTTTTCAACGGCTGAGTAAGCTTGAATAGCCAAATGTTTTTGCAATGGCGTATACGCTTTGTAATATATTTTATTACCTTTTAAGGCAATGATAACATACCCACCTTTTATTTTTGATAAGTCTAAATCCTTATCTGAAAATAACCTGTTGAATGACTTCAGTTTTTCTATTGCATTGAGCTTATCATTTAAACTCATTAATCTTATTTTGATCTGATTTTTTTCTTGCGGGGTTAGAGTTATAAACTCTTCTTCTTCAGCTATAAATTCGCTCATTAGCCTGAAAAAATTAACCCATGATGGGTTTGATTCAAAGGGGTTCGTTTTAAGTGTACGGCCTTCACATAAGTCGACCACCTCAATAGTCGTAGCCCACAAGTGCTGAAGCTTTGTTCTTAACTGAACCTCAATATCGAATCCTTTCCATTGGTGAGCTTCATCTTTATCGTAGCAGGTATAAATCCGATGAATGCCACGGTATCCTGTAGACTTTGGTGACTTTATGTAATCTTTAACTTTTGATTTATGCGTGGTTCTACTTTTGTCAAGAGATGAATCCAACAAAAGCAATTGTAATCTATTTTCAACAATAACACGACAGCCGCCAATATCACTCATTCTCGTTACTGCAATAGAGTTTGGGGTGACGCCATCCAGCGTTTTGCGTCGAAGCTTATCAATGATTGTCGGGAGTCGTTTTAAACGCCGCGCTATAATCGCGTTTTTATTTATCTTCTGTGCATGCTTCCATACCAGATTTTTTATAATCATCAATGGGTAAAGATGTGCGGCGCGATACTGCTGGATAATTTCGATAGCTTTTTCGATATCGCCATTTCCTTTACGTATACACTCTCCAGCTTTTTTTACTTGGTTTTTTGAGTGTTCGAGTACTATTTTTCCCTTCTCGTACTGTGCATTTGCCATGTTGTTACCTGCATCTGGTAGCTTTAATAATGGCACTATAACCTCCTGAAATCGTTGACACAACGCAATGACATTACTGTGTGCTCCGTATCTCGTTTAGCATTGCTAACTGGTGTTGATTCAGCCCAACCCCCTCACCATGAAGAGGCTGGAATAAATCTTTTTTTGCCCCGTATTGCCGACATCCTGTCCCGCCACGGTTCCGACGCATGGTTTAAAGTCGCGCCGTTCGACCATCTCCAGCAAACCGACGTTTTAAACGTTACGGTTGGGTACCTTACCGCTGTTGATGTGCTTAATGTAGGATATCCAACATTGTGGTGTCAAGGATGTATGTAGGAAAACCAACGTGAACTATTTGGGCATAAAAAAACCGAGCGAGAGCTCGGCTTGTTGGGGAGGAGGCTTAGAAGTCCATGATCACTTGTTTAACAAGGCCAACGATTGTGCAGTTTTCTCCGCACTCAATAGGCTTGTAATGTGGATTTAATGGCACTAAATAACGGTAAGGCCAGTCCACAACAAGCTTTTTAAGTGTGGCTTCATGGCCTCCATCAAGGTATGCAACAACGATTTTCCCATTAAGGGCTTCGATGTCCATGATGTCAGGCTCAACGATGATTATTGAATCTTCAGGGATAGATGGAGCCCCTGACGGGTTAGTCATTGAATCACCACGCACCCGCAGAGCAAAAGCACCGTCAGAAACTAGCGCGGTGGTATATACCCATTCTTTAGCATCGTCAGCCCTTACTCCCGGATCAGTTCTTGTCCAGGAACCGGCTTGAACCCATGAAATTAACGGCACTTCTTTTACACTGAATATCTCGGGTTTCAGATTGAGCTTGGGCTTAGGGTCACCTTTGCCAGATACAAGCCAAAGTGGATCACATTGAAGTGCATTCGCTAAAGACTGTAGGTTTGCTCCGTTCGGTTGGTAGTCATCCTTTTCCCACCCTGTAACCGTGACTCGATTCACACCAGCCATCTCAGCCAGTGCTTGCTGTGTCAGTTTTAACTCTTTCCGCCTTTGGCGGATACGGTCACTCATATTCATCATGTAGGCAATCCTACCACTTTTGCTGTGTAGGATTCTTGACATTGTTATGTTGGATATCCTACATTAAGTCTAAATTAAACCGTCGGAGAACAAACATGAGGAAATCCGAAGTTATTAATTATTTCGGAGGTGTCTGTAAAACCGCGACAGCCCTAGGAATCAAGCATCCTTCAGTATCCGAATGGCCTGAGATTATTCCAGAAGTTAGGGCGTATCAGGTTGAGAAAATCACCAACGGACTTTTGAAGTTTGATCAGTCGCTTTATCAAAATTCTACTGATTCAGCCGCCTAGCCGTAACTACCAAGGAAAATTCAAGATGGTAGAGCAAAGTCTCAAAGAAGTTGTGAAAGCAATGTGTAAGGCATACCCCGGCGGGCGTGAGGCTATGGCTGGCGCTCTTGGTATGACCGTCACGCAGTTTAATAACAACCTGTATGAGAAAAACGGGTGCCGGTTCTTCGAAGTCGCTGAACTTGAGGCGATGGAAGATATTTCAGATACCGCCGAACTGGCTGATTACTTCGCAAAGCGACGCGGAGCATTGCTGGTGGAGGTCCCCAAGTTTGAAGAACTCGATCGGGTCGAATTATTCAATAAAGCCATGAAAACAGCCGCCATGCGTGGGCATGTGGATCAGGTCATCAATCTTGCCCTTGAAGATGGGGTCATTGATGAAGCCGAAGCTGATGAAATCAGGTTTTACCACAGAAAGCATCTTGCCGCCCGAGAGGAAGAAGTGAATTCCATCCTTGCCGTCTTTGGTCGACGAAAACCAAAGCGAGAGTAACTCCTTACAGGCTCACCATGTAATCAGGAGGGCCGATGTATCAGGAACAAAATTTCCACGTGACTATGCCCACGGTTTTTGCTCGTGAGGACGCCCCGTGGATTAAAGAGCAGTTATCAACGCTCCCGGCAGGTATGCGGGAAAAAATCGCGATTGCGTATGCGCAGGCGTACCAGGAAGCGTTCGACGCTGAACCTGTGTCATTCCGGCAGCAGAACGCAGCACGGCGGAATGCTAATCGCCGATTGCGAGAGTTTTGCACGAGGTATACCCCGGCAGTCAGGGGATATACGTCACCCCCACCCAGGGTATGAATTTTTAAATCTGGTTTGGGGGAAAGGGGGCGGTGTTGGGTTTTAGCCCGAAGGGCTGGAACAGCTTTACCAGAAGAGATCGATCTAACAGATAGATCACTGTATGGGGTTAAACCGTCGATTGGAAATCCAGACGTTTAGCCATCCAAAAGGAGATTTAAATGATTTATTCAGAAGCTAACGAAAAATGGGCTCCAGTCCCAGTAGAGCTTTATTCCAAAGCTTACGAAGTCAGCAATCTTGGCCGGGTGCGCAGCATTCCACGTCTGGCTAATTCTGAATATTTTATTCGGCACATCCACGGTGGCTTTCTCAAAGGCCGGATGCGTAAAGACGGGACCAAAACCGTTGTGCTTTCGGTACAGCGTCAGCGTCAAAAGTTTGTAATCGCCGATCTGGTTGCGAAAGCATTTGGGGAGGTATCAGCCAATGCTTAACATCCAGCCGCGTGAGAAACAGATCGTCGCACTCAACATGTTGCGCAGCGCATGGAAGGGAAATAATTCTTTCATGCTCTATGCACCTGTTGGTTTTGGCAAAACTGCCATTGCAGCGCTGATCACTGACGGATTTGTAAGTCGTCAGATGCGTGTAATGTTTGTTGCGCCTTACACCGTTCTGCTGGACCAAACAGCAACGCGTTTCATGGAATATGGCCTTCCTGGCGAAGAGATCAGTTATGTCTGGCGTGATCATCCGTCGTACAACCCAAACGCGCTCATTCAGATTGCGAGCGCTGATACGCTTATTCGACGTGAATTTCCTGACAATATCGAACTGCTGATCGTTGATGAAGCACACCTGAAGCGCAAAAAGCTTCTGGAAGTTATCGACAAACTAACCCGTAACACTTCAACGAAGGTGATCGGCCTTTCTGGAACACCTTTCGCTAAATTCTTGGGCAATTACTATCAGCGTCTGATTAAGCCAACGACGATGAAAGAGCTGATCGCTATTGGCGCTCTTAGTAAATATGAGTTTTACGCACCGTCACACCCCGATCTTTCAGGTGTTGAAACGTCCTATGTCGCTGGTTATGGGAGTGATTACAAAGAAGGCCAACTCAGTAAAGTTATGAGTGAAGCCAAACTGGTCGGCGACATCGTAAAAAACTGGCTTGAGAATGGAGAAGACCGGCCGACGATTTGTTTCTGCGTGGATGTTGCTCATGCGAACTATGTGACCATGGAATTTTCGCGTGCCGGTGTAGCGGTTGAAGTCATGACTGCCAGCACACCACACGACGAACGCCAGCTGACCATCCGCCGATTTGAGCAGGGTATTACCAAAATCATCATTAACGTTGGTGTACTAGTAGCCGGATTTGATAGCGACGTCCGCTGCATCATTTTTGCCCGTCCAACCAAAAGCGAAATGCGCTGGATTCAGACGCTGGGCCGTGGTTTACGTGCGGCCCCTGGCAAAGACTACTGCCTGATCTTCGATCACAGCGGGACGGTCAATAAACTTGGCTACCCCGATGATATTGAATATGACTATCTCCCGTCGTCTTCAGACGGAATGGAAGATGCCCCGCAGCGAGTTGTAAAAGCTGACGAGCCGGAAAAACTGCCGAAAGAGTGCAGTCAATGCCATTACGTAAAACCTGCCGGAATTTACATCTGTCCGAAGTGTGGTTTTAAACCACTGGCTGGGGAAGACGTTGAAACCGATAAATCCCGTGGACTGACGAAGGTCAGCAAAGCGGAAGTCAAATTCACCAGTGAGCAGAAGCAATCCTGGTGGTCACAGATTCTTTTTTATCAGCGCACCCGAGCAACGCAGGGCCGACCTGTAAGTGACGGTTGGTGTGCTCATACCTATCGACAGAAATTCGGTGTCTGGCCGCGCGGACTTCACCACACGCCAAAAGAGATCACACCTGAAGTCAGCAATTACATCAAATCCAAGCAAATCGCCTTTGCAAAAGGCAAAAACAAACAGGGAGAGCAAGCCGCATGAATACCAAACAAGCCGCCATTGGCCGCTGGTCTGAAATTTTCGAGTATTACGGCCTGCCTGGCATTACTGGTAAAAATCATTTCAAGGGAGAGTGTCCGTTATGCGGTCGCAAGGGCAAATTCCGGTGTGACAACAAGAACGGCACCGGGTCATTCATTTGTGTATGTGGTTCCGGTGACGGATGGACCCTGCTGACTGGCGCAACGGGCAAAGAGTTTAAGGTTCTCGCTTCGGAAGTGGACAAGCTTATCGGCAATGAGTACACCGCTGCTCGCTCTGCTGCAAATCCCGTGCGTACATCTCTGGCGCAACAGCGAGAAAGGGTGAGCCGTAAGTTTGCAAAGCTAATTCCGTTACGAGGTACCAACGCTGACAGATATCTGAAGGGAAGGGGAATAAATACGCTTCCTGCTGAAAGCATCAGGTTCTGCGATACGCAGCCAGTCGACGGGAAAAACCTTCAGGCCATCTATGCCCTGGCTACTGATGACCGTGGCGAGCTGTGTTATCTGCACCGCACCCTCCTGGACGGCGACAAGAAAGCAAACACAGGCGGCGCATCTAAAAAGATGATGAAGCTGCAGGAGGATAGTTACCTGGAGTTTGCTAAATCCGTTGCAATTCGCATGTTCCCTACAGCCTCAACGCTTGGCATCGCTGAAGGTATCGAAACCGCGCTGGCGTGCCATCAGATCACCAAATGCAACACCTGGGCAACGATGAACACTGCTTTCATGAAGAAGTTCCGTGTTCCTGCAGGCGTAAAGAATCTCATTATTTTCGCAGACTCCGACGCGAACGGTGCCGGTCACGCAGCTGCATTCGAATGTGCAGCTGCAAACTTACACGCAAAGAACGATTTGGAAAGCGTCTCGGTTCGTTGGCCTGCACAGGGTGACTTTAACGATCTGCTTCTGAATGGTTCAGAAGTATTCGAATGGGTATTTCACAGAGGGATGAAGCAGTGAAGAAACCAGTTAAAACAAAACTGAAGGTTTACAAACCGAAAAAATGCGCTCACTGCGGGGAGACCTTCACACCAGATCGTGACCTGCAAAAGGTCTGCGGTCCTCTGTGCGCTATAGGTCACAACCGTGCGCTCAAAGCCAAAAAGGCAGAGGCCGAAAGAAAGGACAAGCTGAAGATGCGCAAAAAAGCGCTGCAGCCTCGGGGTTATTTTCTTAAGAAGGCTCAGACAGCATTCAATGCATTCATCCGCGAGCGTGACGTGGACAAAGCTTGCCCATCCTGCGGGGAATATCACCCGCCGATGATCTTTGGCGGTCAATGGGATTGTGGTCACTTCATGAGTGTAGGCGCTCGTCCTGAACTTCGGTTCGAAGAGAAAAATGCCTATCGACAATGCAAGGCCTGTAATGGTGGCGCTGGCCGGTTCACAGCAAAAAATAAGACGGTTCATGCCCGGTACCGAGAAACCTTAATTAATTGGTACGGGCTAGAGCTGGTGGAATGGCTGGAGGGGCCACACGAAGCGAAGAATTACTCAAAAGAAGACCTGGAAGAAATTGCGGCCAAATACCGCCGTAAAACTCGCGAGCTGAAAAACCGGAGCGCTGCATGAATTACCAACTGATCTACTGTGACCCACCCTGGGAATATGGCAACAAAATCAGTAACGGAGCTGCCTGTAATCATTACAGCACAATGAGCATGGAGGAACTTAAGCGTTTACCAATATGGTCACTGGCAGCTGAAAACGCTGTTTTGGCAATGTGGTACACCGGGACACACAACCGGGAAGCAGTAGAGCTGGCGGAATCCTGGGGTTTCCGTGTCAGAACGATGAAAGGGTTTACGTGGGTGAAGCTGAATCAAAATGCCGCTGATCGCTTCAATAAGGCATTGAACACCGGAGAGCTGGTGGACTTTAACGATCTGCTGGAAATGCTGGACCGTGAAACCCGCATGAATGGCGGGAACCATACGCGCAGCAATACAGAAGATGTATTGATTGCAACCCGAGGCGCAGGATTAACCCGCGTCAGCGCATCGGTAAAACAGGTTGTTCATACCTGCCTTGGCGAACATAGCGCGAAGCCGTGGGAAGTAAGGAACCGACTGGAAAAACTTTACGGAGAAGTGAAAAGAATCGAAATATTCGCTCGGGAAGAATGGAAAGGATGGGACCGCTGGGGAAACGAATGCACCAACAGCATTGAAATTATTACAGGACAGATAAAAGAGGTGAACGCCAATGATTAATCCATCTGAAGTTGGGAAAAAAGGCGAAATGATTCGCCTCAGGACTCTCGAAAGTCTCTGGATTCAGGGCAAGCTTCGCATGTGGGGGCGATGGTCTTATATCGGCGGTGGTTCTGGCGGAAATATGTTTAACCAACTGCTCGCGGCAGGGAAAGTTACAAAGACCGCCATCAATGATGCCCTGCGCCGCATGAAAAAAGCCGGTATCAAGAAGCCAGAACTGGAAGCATTCTTCAAAGAGTTACTCGAAAGCAAACATAAAAGTGGTCTGGCGTTCTGCACAGACGAAGAAGCTCTGATCGTTAACTCAGTGCTTTGCAAGGTGCTCATCCAGGCAGACCATAAAAATTTATATTGGTTAATTGAGGATCGTTACATTAAACGCCTCAGTAAAAAAGCGATGGCTCGCGACCTGAACAAAAAACATCCTGAGTGGTGCTTGCGTACTTGTGAGAGCCGAGTTGATGTCTGGCTAAATCTTGCAGAATCGATGCTTTACGCACCAATGTGTGACGCATTCGGAACAAATGACGACAAATTTAGCTTGAAAGTTTGCGCGCAAAGTGCTTAAATTGTGTTATGCTCGGGACGTTAAAGCGAACTGAGCAACAGAACAAAACATAAACCCGCCACTGCTGCGGGTTTTTTATTTTAAGGGCTGCCTTTGGGCGGCCTTTTTTTGTTTCCCCTCGTTCTGAGAGGACTCACGGCAATAAGAGGGGGCTAAATGTCCGATCCATTAACCGGCACCGGCGCTGTTCTCGGCGGCGGCCTGCTGGGTTCAGTCCTGTACGGCGTCTTTACTCATACAGATTTTGGTGTGGTGTTCGGGGCGTTTGGTGGTGCGGTGTTCTACGTCGCGACAGCCACAAACCTGTCCCGCGCCCGACTGGCAGCATATTTCCTGACGTCGTTTATCGTTGGGGTGCTCGGGGCAGGACTTATTGGCTCACTGCTAAATGCAGCTTCGCACTATGAAAAACCGCTGGATGCACTGGGCGCAGTGATTCTGTCTGCCCTGTGTATAAAAATCCTCACTTATCTTAACAACCAGGATTTGAACAACGTGTTCAAGTTTTTCTCGCGGCTACGCGGGGGAGGGGGAAATGGCAATTGACCCGTCAGCATTCTTTAATGCGTTTATCTGTGCGGCCATAGTTATCGTGCTGATGTTTTACCAGCGACATGGCGCCCGGCATCGCCCCTTTATTTCTGTCCTGGCGTATATAACCGTGCTGGTTTACGCCGCGATCCCCTTGCAGTTCATCTTCGGCCTTTATCGTGATTCCAGCTGGCTGGTGGTGGTCGCAAACATTCTTATCTTCGCCGCCATCCTGAAGGTTCGTGGAAATATGGCGCGGCTGGTTGATCGTCTGAGGCACTAATGAACCAATCACAATTTCAGAAGGCGGCTGGTATCAGCGCCGGATTAGCTGCGCGCTGGTTTCCGCATATCGACGCCGCCATGAAGGAATACGGCATCACCGCACCGCTTGACCAGGCCATGTTTATTGCCCAGATGGGGCATGAAAGCACCAGATTTACCCGGCTGGTGGAGAACCTGAATTACGCGGTTGAAAACCTGGTACCGACGTTCGGTAGCCACCGTATCACGCAACAGCAGGCCGCCGCGCTTGGCAGAACGGCAACACAGCCGGCAAATCAGAAAGCGATTGCCAATCTGGTTTACGGCGGTGAGTGGGGCAAAAAGAACCTGGGCAACCAGGTTTCTGGTGATGGCTGGAAATATCGCGGTCGCGGCCTGAAGCAAATCACCGGGCTCAGCAATTACCGCAACTGTGGCCACGCGCTGAAGTTGGACCTTGTAACCCAGCCTGAATTGCTGGAACAGGATGAATATGCTGCGCGCTCCGCTGCATGGTTCTATGTCTCGCACGGATGCCTGCTCCATTCAGGCGATGTGGAGCGCGTCACGCTGCTTATCAATGGCGGCAGGAACGGACTGGATAAACGCCGCGCGCTGTTTAACCTGGCGAAATCTGTGCTGGTCTGAGGTCACTATGGGATTTGAAACGGTAATTGGGATTGTTGCAGCAGTCATTGCTGCGATCGCCGGCGCTTTCGGCCTGGGCCATATTCGCGGCACCAGCAAGGCGGAAGCCAAAGCTGATAAGCAGCGCACCGAGGAGAACGCAGCGGCGAGCGTTGCGGTAGCAGAACGTAAAGCTGAAGTCACTAAAGAGGCCAGCAATGTCCAGCAGACTGTTAATCACATGCCTGATGACGATGTTGATCGCGAGTTGCGCGAAAACTTCACCCGCCCCGGTGGTGATTGATACGGGCTGCCTGTGGACCCGGATTATCTACGTGACAAACCACGATATTGACGTCCTGGATAAGCAAACCAAGCGCGACATCCTGGTGCATAACAAAGCGTGGCAGGCGAACTGCCAGAAGGTGAGCCCATGAGTTATACGCGATGCACATTTTGCGGTTCGGGTTTACACACCCGTGAAAATTGCCCGCATACATGGAGTGGCAACGCTCGCCGGGTGAATCTGCGCTGTAGCTACTGCGGCGCCACCGGTCACAATTCTAACGCCTGCCCGCACAACGCCAGCAGCGCTAACCGTCGTCGACTTAATGACGATTTCTATATGGACTGAGGATAAAAAATGACTCCGATAGTGCTTACAGCTGAACAAATTAAATCGCTCGCTGAGTTTGCTGAATCAGAAGGTCAAGCGGCGTATACGATCGCCCACGCAACAATTCCGGCTTTTGAAGCCGATGATGGCGAGGTTATCCCGGAATACACGGGTCTGGTCGCCTATTCATCTTCAGAAGAGCACGGCGTACTGCAACTGGAAGACTAGGCATTACAGCAGGCACTCAATGAATGCCTGCTGTAAAATGGACGGTTAGAGTAATTTTATAAATTTATCGCCGTCGTTAACTTGCTTGGCAATCCTGAGAATTACCGCAGCTATAGAGGCAATGAACTTTTCACGATTTGAAATCCCTTCGTCATTGAGATGTATTCCTTTGTCACCAATCAGGATGCCAAATTTTGGGTTTTCAATTAGCTCTCTTTGATCGCCCTTGCTTATGAGTGTGATTAATTTATTTATCTCTTCATTGGTAATTTCTGAATTATCAATTTGATGTGAGCGTGCATTTCTGATTTTGTTTACGACTTTAAGCTCCTGGTAGGAAAACTCATTCAAACCAAAATTTGTAGCGAGCTTGAGTTTTGCCGCGTATGACATAGTTAAGTTTTCGCCGAAACCATCAAAAAAATTAACGTTGTTTGATGCAGCACAGCACCACGCTTCAATAATTTTCTCGGTTACCAGGTGAAGGCGCAAGACGACACCTATGTCGTCTTCGCTTTGCATTATCGAAGATAGCCTTTCCCATGTTTGTTCATTAAGCAGAACCATTTCATTGAAAATTTTCTTATTCATAAATCATTCCTTTGTTGATTGTGCCAGTGCTCGTGGGCAGATGAGCACTCTACACCAGTATACAGAGAGGTAACTCATGGGCGGAACAATTGAGATCAGTGAGGTTGGGATGACAGTCAATATGGCTGGTGGCGGGAAAATAGTTATCGGCAATTGGGGTGATGGCCCAGTAAATACAGCAGCCGCTCGTCCACCCCTTACCCCGGAAGAGGAGCTTTACGGTCGTGGGCTCTGTCTCCTGCCTGATGGATGGGAAGATCTAAGCGGTGATGGACACTGGCAACATCACCTCACTGAATCTTTGCGTCATCTTTGGCCGTCGTTCAGCAGGGAACAGAAGATGGCTATCGCTTACTCCATCAGCGAACTGTCAGATGAGCTGACGAACATCACATACGAAGGTTCCTGGTAAAAACACATCTGCGCATCGCACGCGCACATCAAAGAAAGTCTTTCAGCTGTGAGCCTGGGCAAACCGTTAACTTTCGGCGGCTTCGCCGTGCGACAGGCTCACGTCTAAAAGGGTAGTAAACATGAAAAAAACTCTAAGCCTAAAAGATGCAATGCGTAGCCTTCACGTTATCGAAACCGATGAAGGAATCGAACTACAAAGCGCAGCTGGCACGGCAAAATATGATGCATGGGGCGCACGCCGTGAGGTGAATGGTATCCCAGAGTACTTTCCCTCTTCTGTCACGGTAAATAAGCGTCAGCCTGCGCCAGTGGGCGATAAAGCCCCATCTGTAACTGATGAATCATGCGCACCATTAGTACGCACAATGAAGCTTCGTGTTGAGTTGGACACCTCAGACGCACAAAAGGCTATTGATGATCTGGACGACAAAATCCGTAATAGCCATGCATTCAAAGTCCTGAAAGATGGCTTGTCATTCGAAAAGAACGGGGCGCTGGTGATTAATGACGGGCAGGTGTTCATTACCGATGCGAAGATTAGCGGTGGCGTATTGTCTACAAACTATAACGTAAAGTTGAACGACTCCGATAAAGGCAAGCCGCACGAAGCTGGCATGACCCTCGGTATTGAAGGTGACCAGAGCAAGGTAGTGTTTAAAGCTGATCGCTTTCATGTGCATGAAGCCGATCCATCCATCATCGGAAACGCCGTTGTATCAGCCACGAAGACGAAGATTGGGTTTGGCGATGAAACGAAGCAGGCCGTCATTGATGCCGTGCGTGAAAGCGATTTGTTCGCAGCCCTCCAGGCAAGTATTAATGCGCAGGCAGCTTCAGTAGCTAGCCTGCAACAGGCGATGCACGATGCGGTGAACGGTGCTATCCGCAATGCGCTCAAGCCTGGCGGTTTCCTCTGGAATGCACGGTCGCGTGGATTCTGACGGGAGGTAATATGCAGGTCACTATTGATGGTGTCCCGTTTGTGCCTGCCTGCGCTTCAGCGTCACGGATTGGCATTGCCATTTCGACACATCAGCGCGCAGACGTATTAAAACGAGCACTCGAACAGCACATGAAGCATCTTCCCGCCGGCGCGCTGGTGGTGGTTGTCGATGATGGTTCAAAACCTGCAGCGGTAGTGCCACACGGCGTGCAGCTGCTTCGCCATGAAACATCACTCGGCATTGTTGCATCGAAGAACGCCAGTTTAACCGCGCTGATGGACGCCGGGTGTGAACATCTTTTCCTTTGGGACGATGATGCTTTTCCGATTGCTGATAACTGGCACTTGCCATACATCGAATCACCCGAACCGCACCTGGCTTACCAGTTTCTCGATCTGGCAGGAACGAATAAGCTGAAGGACATGGCGGTCCTGTACCGGGATGATAAGCACATCGCTTACACCGGGCAGCGTGGCGTGATGCTGTATTACCACTGTAGCGCTATCGAGAAGGTTGGCGGTTTCGATCCGGTTTACGGTCGCGGCATGTACGAACACAGCGACCTCGCCCTGCGCATCCATAATGCTGGCCTGACGACGTGGGCTTACGGTGATGTGGTCGGTTCAGAAAAACTGATCCATTCTCTCGATGAGCATGAAGCCGTAGAGCGTTCGGTACCGCGTCCCGACCGACAGGCGCTGGTGGAACGTAACGTGAAGATCCACAACGAACGGCGTGATGCCGGGTTTACTGGTTACGTTGAATACCGCCAGCAGCGCGATGTAGTTATCACAACGCTGCTCACCAGTCAGCCTGACCCGCAGCGCGGCACGAAAATGGCGGCCTCGCCTGACATGCTGAGCAAATGGGCGGCCTCGCTTCGCCAGTGTGGGCGTATAGCGCTGGTGGATGAATTACTGACGGCCCCGGCCGATGTTGAGCTGTATCTCGTACCTGACGTGAAGATGAATGTCTACTTCCGTCGCTGGCTACACATCTGGCAGCACCTGCGAGAACACCCTGAATACCGGTTCGTCTGGTGTACCGATGGTACCGATGTCGAAATGCTTCGCGCGCCGTGGGAAGAAATGGAAGCCGGAAAGGTGTATGTCGGTTCAGAACCAAAGACCTACGCCGATACCTGGGCAAAGCAGAACCATCCGGAGCGCATCTATCAGGAATTCATTGAAGAGCACCGCAACGATGTGATGCTTAACGCTGGGCTGCTGGGTGGTACCCGCGCTGATGTAATGGCGTTCGCTCACGGCATCATCCGTCTTTACTACCGGATCGAGAGTTATCGGTTCTGGAAGAAAGAACAGGCTGGCGCCGCGGTGGGCGACATGCTGGCGTTCGGCATTGTTGCGAAGTCATTCGCTGACAGGCTGGTCACCGGCCCTCTGGTGCATACCGTGTTTAAAACTGATGGCATCGGCAAAGAAAATGCCTGGTGGCGCCATAAATAACAGGAGGTCTTATGATTTCGTATGAGGTTGAGTTCCCGACCCAAAAATCTGTAAGTTTCAAAATTAATGGTTACTCCTCAGCAGAGGGACTGGACTGTAAAACGGTAGAGGCTATTGGCGGTGAAGTCAAAGTACAGCTCGATAAGAAAAACATGTTGACTGTACCTTATCGTGAAGACATTACAGCAGACTTTACTCTTGAAGGTTACAAGCAGCGCGCTGAAACTCACGCGAAAACTGTAATCGATCAGATTGTGAATGCGGCTCAGCACCGAGCCGCCGACGATTTAATTCAGGAAGTTACGAACGCGATTGCTTCTTCTGAATTATTTTCTCAACTCTCTTAATCGCTTCGTGAGCATCTGGGGCAGATGAAATTTCAGGCGGTGTAACCTCCTTCAGTACATCCATCAGAACGTCCCCAACATTCTGTTTTGGTGACAGCTTGTTAACAGCTTCAATAATCAAAGAAAAAACCAGTTTATTGGTGGCTTTTTCAATCTTTAATTCACGTTGTAAATCTGCAACTGCTTTTTCCAGTTCTGACATGGAGCTCATGGGTATTTTCCTTATCGGAGGTAATCAGCTATCCCCCCGCGACAGAGTGCGCCAGTGTCCCACCACTGACGGGCTGAATGCTTACCTTAACCAGGGTTAAAGCGGAGCAACACCCTGATATTCAGACAGTAGCCGCCATCGTGCGGCTTTTTTATTGGAGATTCGCTGGTGGCTGAAGAGATTAAGTTTGTGGTGGTCGGCCATGTTTCTCGCATAGTTCATGCACAACGACTTGCAGCGCTGCTGGATGCTCATCTGCTTATTGATGACGGTAACCGCGGCGCGAACTGGAATCATCGTCGCGCTATCGAATGGGCTGCTGAGCAACCTTGCCGGGTAGTGGTGTTAGAAGACGACGCGCTGCCGGTTGAGGGATTCACCGAGACGGTAACGGACTGGATAGCGCGCTTTCCTGACGACATGCTGAGCTTTTATCTCGGTACCGGCCGACCGCCGCAGTATCAGAAAGAGATTGCCGGAATGCTGGTGGATGCGGATCGCGTCTGTGGTGACCACATCGTATTAAGCAAGCTGATTCACGGCGTATGTTATAGCCCTCCTCAGGGCAGGTTGGCGCGCATGCTCAGCACATGGAATAAAACGTTGGCAGCTGATTACGCCGTTGGTGAGGCATTCGGTGGCCGAGTAATTTATCCGTGTTACTCGCTGGTGGATCACGCTGACCTCCCGACGGTTGAGCGTCACCCTGACAACGAGCCGAGGACAGAACGCCGCCGCGCATGGAGGCTGGCATAAGCTGTTGTTTATCCCATCCTTCCTCACTTTGAGCACCGTCACGCATGGAGACTGGCATGAACAAAGAGCCTCGCGTATATGGCAGCCGATGGGATAAGGCCCGCCTGCGTTTCCTGCAGCAGCACCCACTATGTGTGATGTGCGAGCAGCAGGGGCGGATTACCCCAGCAACGGTGGTTGACCATATCGAGCCCCACAAACTTAAAGATGCGCTTAAGTCACGTAACCCGCTGGCTATATCGAAAGCACAGCTCCTGTTCTGGAGTAAAGAGAACTGGCAGCCACTGTGCAAAGCTCATCATGACTCAACGAAGCAGAGAATGGAGAAGAGCGGCACAGTCATCGGCTGTGATGCAAACGGCTACCCGCTCGATCCTGCTTCTCACTGGAGCACGTAATGACACAAGACCAACAAACGATCCTGATGTTCAAAGGGCTTATTGCTTCATTGCCTGAAGAGAGCCAGTCGAAAGTGAAGAAGGCAGAGCAAGCCATCCGTGAAGTACTGGCAACTTATCCTGATGGCGAGGCGACGATTGCACTCGGTTTGATTGGTGCAGAGCTTCAGTGCGATGAATTGGAACATGTAACAAAATGAAATTATTTCAAATGCAATGATCTCAAGTGAGAATGAATCGCATCAGTGGTAGGGGGGGGATCAAATCTTCAAAACCTTTGCCCCAAATGACCGCCGCCAAAGTTTGATTTTAACGCTAACCCGATTTTTTTAGTTTTAAGGTGTTGACATATGGCAGATAAACGAACCCGTTCCGACAGTTCGGCGGCAGCGGTTCAGGCCATGAAAAATGCATCAGTGGACACCATCGATCCTCCGTCCCATGCAGGTTTGGAAAAAAAAGCCGAACCATTCTGGCATGACAATATCAGATCGAAAGCTCTGGACAGCTGGACGCCAGCCGACCTTCTGGCCGCCGTAGAACTGGCAAATAACCAGCTCTATCTCACCGTTTTACGCAGAGATTTGCGTAAAGAAGAACGCGCGCGCGGTGAAGCGAGAAATGAGGCACTGATTAAAAATCTCCGCAAACAAATTCCTGATTTGCAGCGAACTATCCTGGCTCAGCGCCGTGACCTGCAGATCCATTCCCACGCAACCAACGGTGAAAGCCGCGACCAGAAGAAACGCAATCAGAATGATCGTGATGCACGAAACACGAAAAACGAGCATCAGGGCCAGGACGACAACCTGATCGCCTTTCCCAAGCACGGATAAAAGACTATGACGCGAGGTGAGCGTGTAATAGCGTTCATCGAGCGCTATTGCATCGTGCCGGAAGGCAAGCTTATCGGTCAGCCAATGAGGCTAGACCCCTTTCAGAAAGAATTCATCCTGGCGGTTTACGACAATCCAGCCGGAACGGATATGGCGATCCTCAGCATCGCACGAAAAAATGGGAAGACAGGCTTAATCGCCGGAATCCTGCTGGCACACCTGGTAGGGCCAGAAGCGGTGCAGAACACGCAAATTGTCAGCGGTGCACTTAGCCGGGAACAAGCAGCCATCGTTTTTAACCTCGCGGTGAAGATGGTTAACCTGAACCCCAGTCTGCAGGAGATAGTGCACATTACGCCGAGCGGCAAAAAGTTGATCGGTCTGCCGTGTAACGTCGAATACAAGGCTTTATCCGCAGAAGGTAAGACGACGCACGGCCTTTCCCCCATTCTGGCCATTCTCGATGAAACCGGGCAGGTTAGGGGGCCGCAGGATGATTTTATCGATGCAATAACTACCGCGCAGGGGGCCCATGAAAACCCGCTGCTGATTGTTATCAGTACGCAGGCAGCAAACGATGCTGACCTGCTGAGCATCTGGATTGATGATGCGGTCAAATCGAAAGATCCGCACATCGTGTGCCACGTTTATGAAGCGCCAAAGGACGCTGATATCAGCAAACGCGAGTCCTGGCTGGCTGCGAACCCGGCACTGGGAACATTCAGGTCAGAAAAAGACATGGCGCGCCAGGCCGAGAAAGCAGGCCGAATGCCAAGCTTCGAAAACACCTTCCGAAATCTCAACCTCAATCAGCGCGTTTCTACCGTATCGCCATTTATCTCCCGTAGCGCGTGGGAGCTTTGCGGAGAGATGCCGATTAACACCCCGAGGAAGTGGTACGCGGGGCTGGATCTGTCAGCCAGGAACGACTTAACGGCGCTGGTTATCGCTGGCGAAGCAGATGATGGTGTCTGGGATGTTTTCCCCTTCTTCTGGACACCGCAAAAGACTCTTGAAGAGCGAACCAAAACGGACCGCGCACCCTATGACGTTTGGGTGAGAGAGGGGCTGCTGCGCACCACGCCAGGCGCTTCGGTGGATTACTCATTCGTCGTTGCGGATATCGCAGAAATTATCGGTGATTTCGACCTTACCTCGATGGCTTTTGACCGCTGGCGTATTGACCAGTTCAGGAAGGATGCCGATGCCATTGGGCTGAGCCTCCCGCTGGTCGAGTTCGGCCAGGGCTTTAAGGATATGGGGCCAGCTGTAGACACGCTGGAGTCTCTGATGCTTAACGGGCGCGTGAGGCATGGCATGCACCCCGTATTAACGATGTGTGCTGTGAATGCGGTGGTGGTGAAAGATGCTGCTGGCAACCGCAAGCTCGATAAGTCCAAAGCAACAGGCCGTATTGATGGCATGGTCGCAATGACAATGTCCGTTGGTGCTGCTAATGGGGAAGTTACCGAACAGGGTGGTGACTTCGATGACTTCATTTTCCGACCGCTGAGCATGTGATGGAAGAACCTAAATACACGATTGACCTGCGAACCAATAACGGCTGGTGGGCAAGGCTGCAGTCCTGGTTTGTCGGCGGGCGTTTAGTCACCCCAAATCAGGGCTCACAGACGGGGCCTGTTTCGGCCCACGGACACCTGGGCGATTCATCCATTAACGATGAACGGATACTGCAAATTTCGACGGTTTGGCGCTGCGTGAGCCTGATTTCAACGCTCACGGCATGCTTACCGCTTGATGTCTTCGAAACCGACCAGAATGACAACCGCAAAAAAGTGGGTTTGAGCAATCCGCTGGCGCGACTGCTGCGCTACTCACCGAATCAGTACATGACCGCCCAGGAATTCAGGGAGGCCATGACGATGCAGCTCTGTTTCTACGGTAACGCGTATGCACTGGTGGACCGCAACAGCGCGGGTGACGTGATCAGCCTTCTCCCGCTTCAGTCTGCCAATATGGATGTGAAACTCGTCGGAAAAAAAGTGGTTTATCGCTATCAGCGCGACAGCGAATACGCCGACTTTTCGCAGAGAGAGATTTTTCACCTTAAAGGCTTCGGATTCACCGGGCTGGTCGGCCTGTCCCCCATTGCTTTTGCCTGTAAATCGGCAGGTGTGGCAGTTGCGATGGAGGACCAGCAGCGAGATTTCTTTGCCAATGGCGCCAAGTCTCCGCAAATCCTCTCAACCGGCGAAAAAGTGCTAACTGAACAGCAGCGCTCGCAGGTCGAAGAGAACTTCAAAGAGATCGCCGGCGGCCCGGTTAAAAAACGCCTTTGGATTCTGGAAGCGGGCTTTTCCACATCGGCAATTGGCGTAACGCCGCAGGATGCCGAAATGATGGCGTCCCGAAAATTTCAGGTAAGTGAACTGGCGCGATTCTTTGGCGTACCGCCTCACCTTGTCGGCGACGTCGAGAAATCAACGAGCTGGGGATCGGGCATCGAGCAGCAGAATCTCGGCTTCCTGCAGTACACCCTGCAGCCCTATATCTCCCGGTGGGAAAACAGCATTCAGCGGTGGCTTATTCCTGCTAATGATGTTGGCCGCATTCATGCTGAGCACAATCTCGACGGCCTGCTGAGGGGCGATTCGGCATCCCGCGCTGCCTTTATGAAGGCAATGGGAGAGGCAGGGCTACGCACCATCAACGAGATGCGACGAACGGACAACCTCCCGCCATTGCCGGGTGGAGATGTGGCTATGCGCCAGTCGCAATACGTGCCGATCACCGATTTAGGAACCAACAAAGAGCCCCGTAATAACGGGGCTTAATTTTTATGGGGGCCGTAATGCCTGAGATCGTAAAAACGCTGTCCTTCGACGAGACAGAAATCAAATTCACCGGTGACGGTAAACAGGGGATTTTTGAAGGCTACGCCTCTGTTTTTAATAACACCGATTCCGATGGCGACATCATTCTGCCCGGGGCGTTTAAAAACGCACTGGCGAACCAGACCCGCAAAGTGGCGATGTTTTTCAACCACAAGACGTGGGAGCTGCCGGTTGGTAAATGGGACAGCCTGGCCGAAGACGAAAAAGGTCTGTATGTGCGTGGTCAACTGACGCCAGGGCACAGCGGCGCCACCGACCTGAAAGCGGCAATGCAGCACGGTACCGTTGAGGGGATGTCGGTTGGTTTTTCAGTTGCGAAAGACGATTACAACATCACTACCACCGGCCGCATTTTTAAGAATATTCAGGCCCTGCGTGAAATCAGCGTTTGTACCTTCCCGGCCAACGAACAGGCTGGCATTTCAGCCATGAAAAGTGTCGATGGCATTGAAACGATCCGTGATGTGGAGAACTGGCTGAGGGATTCAGTCGGGCTCACCAAATCACAGGCAGTTGGGCTAATAGCCCGGTTTAAGTCAGCGATTCGGAGCGAGTCCGAGGGCGACGGAAACGAAGCACAAATCAAAGCTCTGCTTCAGAGCATCAAATCTTTCCCTTCTAATTTAGGTAATTAATTATGTCTGAACTCGCTCTCATTCAAAAAGCTATCGAAGAGTCACAGCAGAAAATGTCCCAGCTTTTCGATGCGCAGAAAGCAGAAATCGAAAGCACTGGGCAGGTTTCCAAGCAGCTGCAGTCCGACCTTGCGAAAGTACAGGAAGAACTGACCAAATCCGGCACTCGCCTCTTCGATCTTGAGCAGAAACTGGCCTCCGGTGCCGAAAATCCGGGTGAGAAGAAATCCTTCTCCGAACGGGCTGCTGAAGAGCTGCAGAAGTCCTGGAACGGCAGCAAAGGCAGCTTCGACGCGAAAACCTTTAACAAGTCGCTGGGCAGTGATTCTGATTCTGCAGGCAGCCTGATCCAGCCGATGCAGGTTCCAGGCATCATCATGCCGGGCCTGCGCCGTCTGACCATTCGTGATCTGCTGGCGCAGGGCCGCATTTCCAGTAACTCCCTGGAATACGTCCGTGAAGAGGTGTTTACCAATAACGCCGATGTGGTGGCGGAGAAAGCGCTGAAACCTGAATCGGATATTACCTTCAGCAAACAGACCGCGAACGTGAAGACCATCGCCCACTGGGTGCAGGCGTCACGTCAGGTTATGGACGATGCGCCAATGCTGCAGTCATACGTCAATAACCGCCTCATGTACGGTCTGGCGCTGAAGGAAGAAGGCCAGCTGCTGAACGGCGACGGTACCGGGGATAACCTGGAAGGTCTGAACAAAGTGGCTACCGCCTACGACACCTCGCTGAATGCCACTGGCGACACCCGCGCTGACATTATCGCTCACGCTATTTACCAGGTGACAGAGTCTGAGTTTAGCGCTTCCGGTATCGTCCTGAACCCGCGCGACTGGCACAACATTGCGCTGCTGAAAGACAACGAAGGCCGCTATATCTTCGGTGGTCCTCAGGCGTTTACCAGCAACATCATGTGGGGCCTGCCAGTGGTTCCGACTAAGGCTCAGGCCGCCGGTACCTTTACGGTTGGCGGTTTCGATATGGCCTCTCAGGTTTGGGATCGCATGGATGCCACCGTTGAAGTCAGCCGTGAAGACCGCGATAACTTCGTGAAAAACATGCTGACCATCCTGTGCGAAGAGCGCCTGGCGCTGGCGCACTATCGCCCGACGGCAATCATCAAGGGCAGTTTCTCTTCTGGCTCATGATGGAGGGGGCGGGGTGACCCGCCCTTTTAACTTATGGCGATAGATGTTCTGGATGTAATTGGCCTCCGCCTGTTTAAGCAGCAGATTGAATTTGAGGAAGACGACAGGGACGAGCTGATCACCCTGTACGCTCAGGCAGCTTTTGACTACTGCATACGCTGGTGCGATGAACCAGCATGGAAAGTTGCAGCTGATATTCCTGCAGCCGTTAAGGGCGCCGTTCTCCTTGTCTTTGCTGACATGTTTGAACACCGCACCGCGCAAAGCGAAGTACAGCTTTATGAGAACGCCGCAGCAGAACGCATGATGTTCATCCATCGCAACTGGCGCGGAAAATCTGAACCTGAGGAGGGCTCCTGATGGAACCTGGACGATTCAGGCACCGGGTAAAAATTCTCACCTTCACGACTTCGCGCGATCCATCTGGTCAGCCGGTTGAATCGTGGACTGGTGGCAACCCGGTCCCGGCTGAGGTAAAGGGGATCAGCGGCAGAGAGCAGCTTTCAGGCGGCGCGGAAACGGCGCAGGCAACCATTCGCGTCTGGATGCGCTTCAGGTCAGAGCTGAATGCATCTTCTCGTCTGGAAGTGCTCAGCGGCCCGTATAAAGGTCAGGTGCTAAATATCATCGGTCCTCCTGTAGCAAATGCGACCGGCACTCGCCTGGAAATTCTTTGCAAAACGGGAGCTGAAAAATGATTGAGACGAGCCTCGATTTTTCCGGGTTAAATGACATCGCAAAGGACCTGGAGGCGCTTAGCCGCGCTGAAAACAACAAGGTCCTGCGTGATGCTACGCGCGCCGGTGCCGAAGTGCTTAAGGAAGAAGTAATCGCACGCGCACCAGTGCGCACCGGGAAACTGAAAAAAAACGTGGTGGTGGTGACCCAAAAAAGCCGCCGCCGCGGGGAGATTTCTTCCGGCGTCCATATTCGTGGCGTTAACCCGCGCACCGGCAACAGCGATAACACGATGAAGGCGAATAACCCGAGAAACGCCTTTTACTGGCGCTTTGTAGAACTGGGCACTGCGAACATGCCTGCACATCCGTTTGTACGACCCGCTTACGATACGCGCGAGGAAGAGGCCGCCAGCGTCGCCATTGCCAGGATGAATCAGGCTATTGATGAGGTATTGAGCAAGTGAATGAAGATAATATCTACGCCTTGCTTTCTTCCCTGGCAGAAGGGCGGGTATATCCCTACGTTGCACCATTAGGTAGTGACGGAAAGCCGTCTGTCTCGCCACCCTGGATTATTTTTTCCATCGTCGATGATGTTTCCGCTGACGTGCTGTGTGGCCAGGCAGAGAGCAGGGTTTCCATTCAGGTAGATGCTTACTCAACCTCCATCAAAGAGGCGCGCGCGCTCGTGGAAGATGCTCTAGTGGCGCTACGGCCACTAAACCCGACGGAGGTCGCCAGGCTCCCCGGATACGAGCCCCATCGACGACTCTACCGCATGACCCTCGATTTCAGGGTTACCCCCTGACAATTAATTCACCCAACGAACCCGCCTGATGGCGGGTTTTCTTTTTCCAGGAGACAGCTATGTCTGCACTTTATGAAAAATCGCAGCTGACGAAGATCCTTATTTCCTCTCTGCCAGCCACCAAAGAAACGATGGATTCCGCAACCTTCCTCGATCTGAGTTGCACCATCAAAGAAATTCAGTTCACCGGTGGTCAGAAGCAGGATATCGACGTAACAACGCTTTGCTCTACCGAGCAGGAGAACATCAACGGCCTGCCTTCTCCGTCAGAAATCTCTCTATCCGGTAACTTCTACAAGAATCCGGCGCAGGACGCCTTGCGTGAAGCGTATGACAACGATACGACCTACGCTTTCCAGGTTATCTTCCCGTCCGGCAAGGGCTTTAAGTTCCTGGCTGAAATCCGCCAGCACACCTGGTCTTCCGGTACCAACGGCGTAGTGGCGGCAACGTTCTCCCTGCGCCTGAAAGGTAAGCCTGAAAACATCGAGTCTGGCTCCTGAGAGGTCTCATGAAGAATATTAAAAATCTCGCCCTGGCTAAGATGTCGGGATTTCGTCATAAGACGGTCGCCGTTCCTGAGTGGGAAGGCGTCAAAGTGGTTCTCCGTGAGCCGTCAGGTGAAGCCTGGCTGCGCTGGCAGGAAGTGGTGAAAGCGGGTGCTGATGATGAAAATGTGTCAGTATCGGAAAAGGCACACCGTAATCTTTGCGCTGACGTTGTGCTCTTCATTGACGTTCTGTGTGACACCGATAAGCAACCGGTATTCAGCGTAGATGAAGAAGAGCAGGTGCGTGAAATCTACGGCCCCGTCCATTCACGCCTGCTAAAACAGGCGCTTGACCTGATCAACAACGCGGACGAAGCGCGGGAAAAGTCTCAACCCCCGGCGTAAAGTTTCTGATGTCGCTTGCGCTCCGGATGGGGCGCACGCTATCAGAACTTCGGCAGAACATGACGGCAAGCGAGCTTCTGATGTGGATTGAGTACGACAGGCAAAGTCCGGTTGGCGATATTCGCGGGGACATTCAGGCCGCCCAGCTCGTCTCTGCCATCTACGGATCACAGGGGGCAAAAGTACCGCTGGACGATGCGATCCTGCGCTGGGGTGGTGACGAGCAATCAGCACCAAAAGACCCGTTTGCAGGACTTGAGGCTGCACTTACAGCTGCGACACAGTAAGAACATTCTTTTTACTCTCTGGCTAAAGAAATTTGGTGATTACAATCCCGAGCCTGCTTTAACACGAGTTTAATCCAAAATAAATTGCTGTTAATCTGAGAAAAAACTAAGAGGATGTGCAATGAAACGATTTATTTTGGCCCTGGGTATCTCTAGCGTGCTTTCAGGTTGTGCCGGCCTGCTTGATAAACAGGACCCTATTTGTTCTGGTGTGGCCATGGTTGGCGGACAAGAAACAACGGTGCAAATTTATGGCATTCGTAAGGTGGTTGAACAAACTCAGTATCGAGCTGGTTATCCGTTTAACTGGCAGTGGGTCGCAGCCAATAATTTCAAATCCAATACTTGTTCAAAATGAGTTTGTCAGATACGAACTCCTAAGTTAGCATAATGTTGCTGCTGTGAATCCACCTATGCGGATGGGCGTACAGTCAAATTTCTCTGATGAGAAACGTAAACGAGATCGCGAGTTCTTTGACTGGAGGACTCACCGGGAGGCACCCGGCACAGCAGCAACAAATTAAACCTCGCTCCGGCGGGGTTTTTTTTCGCCTGGAGAAATGTGATGGCAACCTTACGCGAATTAATAATCAAAATTTCCGCTAACTCGCAGTCATTCCAGACGGAAATTTCCCGCGCCTCACGTATGGGGCAAGACTATTACCGTACCATGCAAAATGGTGGACGACAGGCCGCCGCCGCCGCCCGTGAGAGCGAAAGGGCTCTATCCGATTTGACTGATGGATTTGCATCAGTAGGGAGAGCAGCAGCCGCTGCTACAGCTGCCTTTGCGACAGGTAAACTTGTTCAGATTGCCGATGAGTGGAATTCAGTAAACGCTCGTCTAAAGCAGGCCTCATCTTCTGCTGATGATTTTGCTGCCTCTCAGCGGCAGTTAATGGAAATAAGCCAAAGAACCGGCACGGCATTTTCAGATAACGCAAACCTTTTTTCTCGCGCAGCTGCCTCAATGCGCGAGTACGGTTATAGCTCTGACGAAGTTCTGAAAATTACAGAAGCTGTCTCTACCGGTCTTAAGCTTTCTGGGGCTAACACTCAGGAGGCGAGTTCTGTTATCACTCAGTTCAGTCAGGCGCTCGCACAAGGCGTTCTTCGTGGTGAAGAATTCAACGCCGTTAACGAAGCAGGTGATCGTGTTATTCGCGCACTTGCCGCCGGAATGGGCGTGGCCAGAAAAGACCTGAAGAGCATGGCTGACCAGGGGCAACTTACGATTGATAAGGTTGTACCTGCATTAATGAGCCAGTTGGGCTCATTACAGGGTGAGTTTGCCAGCATGCCGCAAACAGTTTCCGGATCCCTGCAAAAAGTCACAAACTCGTTCATGGCATGGGTTGGCGGTGTCAACCAGGCTACAGGTGCTACCGATGCGCTATCTGGTGGCCTGGACGGGGTTGCCCAAACGCTTGATTCATTTACATCATCGGCAGTAAGTGGCGCACTGAGTGATGTTGCAGACAATATGTCCACGATCACAACAGTGGCGGGTGCGCTTGTTGGTGTTGGGCTGGCAAGGTATCTCAGTGGAGTAGTAACTAGCGCCACGAGCGCAACCGGCGCGCTAATTTCTGCGGCTAAGTCAGAGGTCGCACTTGCTGTTGCGCAGGATAAAGCGGCTCAGTCTGCTGTTGCAGCTTCAAGGGCTGAAGTTTATCGAGCCCAGCAAGCTGTTCAGCGTTCACGAAGCGCAGATGTCCAAGCTGCTCAGCAAGAGAAAATTGCGGCAGCGGAAGCAAAGGTTACAGCAGCTCAAGCCAGGCTGACTACTGCTCTTGCAACTGGCACCGCTACGGAAAAAGTCAGAGCCAGAACTGCGCTTGAACGTGCACAGGCAGGGCTGGTGGCCGCAAAAAACGCCGATGCCCAGGCTGTTGCAGAAAGGCGTTTGGCCGCGACACAGGCCTCCTTAAGCCGGAACCTTGCAAACCGCGTTTCGACTCAGAGCAATCTCAATAGCGTAACATCTGTCGGTACTCGGCTGATGAGTGGTGCGCTTGGCTTGATTGGTGGCGTGCCTGGGCTGGTGATGCTGGGAGCAGGCGCCTGGTATGCGATGTATCAGAATCAGGAGCAGGCTCGTCGTTCTGCACAGGAGTATGCCAGTCAAATTGACGAGATTAGAGAGAAAACATCTCGCATGTCCTTATCGGAAACGGATGACAACCGTGGTAGGACTGTTGGAGCCCTTGTCGAGCAAAATCGTCTGATTGATGAGCAAGCAAGGAAGGTTGGTGACCTGAAGTCTCAAATTGACGATCTTAATGCCTCCCGTGGTAAGCCGGGCATTACCAGCGAGAACGATGCCAATATTTTAAGCGCTATCGCGATTGTTACTGATCAACTCGCGGTTGAAGAGGGAAAATTGAATGATATGCGAGATAAGTCTCGCGGAATTCAGCAGGCCCTCGAAGAAATAGAGCGGCGTCGTAACGATTTGATACGTGAGCAAGCCTGGCGTCAGAATGCTGTATATCAGTCACTAATTATGATGAATGGGCAGCATACTGAATTTAATAAACTTCTTGGTTTGGGCAATCAACTTCTCATGGCTCGCCAGGGGCTGGCTAACGTCCCGCTCAGACTCCCGCAGGCAGACCTCGACAAAAAGCAAACCGATGCCATCGAAAAGAGCCGCCGGGATCTGGAGTTGTCACGCCTGAAGGGGGAGGCCAAAGAGCGCCTGCGGCTGAGTTATGCAGCCGATGACCTGGGGTTAACCAGTGATCCACAATTCCAGACTGGACGTCAGGAGTTGATTAATAACGGTCTGGCTGAATGGCGGAATAATGAGGCCAACAAACCCAAGGCGAAGGGCGGTAAAACCGAAGGAGAGAAAACAGAGGATGTGTATAAGCGCCTTATCAAGCAGCAAAAAGAGCAGATCGCCCTGCAAGGTCAGAATACTGAACTGGCGAAGGTTAAATATCAGGTCAGCCAGGGCGAACTTGCTTCTCTGACGGAAGCCCAGAAAAAGACGGTATTGCAGAATGCAGCGCTGATTGACCAGGTTAAATTGCGTGAGCAACTGCGAAATTACGAAGCCAACCTTGCCGACAGTAACGCCAGCGCCCGCGCAGCTAATGAAGCGCAACTGCTTGGTTACGGGCAGGGAACCAGGTTCCGTGAAAGACTTCAGGAGCAGTTCAATCTGCGTAAGGAGTTTGAGCAGAAGAATACCGATCTTCTCCGCCAGCGTCAGGCTGGTGAAATCGACGAGACGTTCTATCAGCAGGGGCTGACACTTAATAAGCGCTACCTCGAAGAGCGCCTGCGCGACCAGGAGGGATATTACGCAGCTTCTGATGCGCAGCGTGACGACTGGATGACGGGACTGTCTGAGGGTTATGCGAACTGGGTGGACGAAGCTACTGATTATTCTTCCATGGCCGCTGACGGCATGAAGCAGGCTATGGGTGGCGCGGTCACCACGATCACCGACATGCTCAATGGCAACGTTGACAGCTGGAAGGACTGGGGCGTGAGCGTACTGAAGATTATTCAGAACGTTCTGGTGAACATGGCTGTTGCTAATGGCGTCAGCTCAATTGGATCACTGTTCAGTTTTGGTGCCTCGTCAGCCGCAACCGCCAGCAGCGGTACCGCTATTCAGAATGCTGGCGCGAACTTCACATTTAATGCGAAGGGTAACGTTTACGACTCTCCGTCCCTGAGCGCTTACAGCAATGGCGTTTTCCAGACGCCTCAGCTGTTTGCTTTTGCCAAAGGCGCAGGGATTTTCGGCGAGGCAGGTCCTGAAGCAATCATGCCCCTCACGCGGGCACCTAATGGTGATCTTGCCGTTCGCGCAGTGGGGATGCCGCAGGTCTCTGGCGGTGTGCCTTCAGTTAACTTCGGCGATATCAATATTCAGGGCGGATCTCCACAGGCATCCAGTCAGGGTACTGCCGGAGCAGCAGGCAGGCAGCTTAAGGATGCCATCACTGGTGTCATTAACGAACAGGCCAGCATGCCGGGCTCGCCTCTGTGGCGATTAATCAAGGGAGTTTAACCATGGCAGTCGAAACCTTCAGCTGGTGCCCAAAGGTTGCCTCTCAGGTTGATACAAGTTTTCGTACCCGAAAGGCGCAGTTTGGTGATGGCTATACACAGGTGGCCGGGGACGGCATCAACCCGGTAACACCTCAGTGGAGCGTGAGCTTTACCGGCGACGAGGCTTACATTCAGGCCATTAAAAACTTTCTGAACAGACATGCAGGGTGGAAGTCATTTATCTGGAAGCCGCCGCTTGAGCCTTCAGGTTTATGGCGCGCGGAATCCTTCCAGATATCTACCCACGGCAACAAAAAATACACCCTCAGCAGCACATTCATACAGGCATACCATCCATGAGTATTTCATCTGATGTCCAGAAACTGGAACCGGGTAAGCGCGTCCGCCTGATCGAGGTGGACGGCTCAGCGTTCGGTGCGGGTATTCTTCGCTTTCACAACGAGACAATCCCGCATACCGAGGCGGAAATCATCGCCGCAGGCGGCGACGAGTCAAAACTTGAGCCGAAGTCGGTGTGGTGGCAGGGGCAGGAGTATGGCGCGTGGCCGTATGAACTGACCGGCATATCTGTAAGCAGTGACGGCCAGAGTTCACGGCCGTCTCTCACCGTGGCAAACATCAGCGGTACGATTGGCGCGCTGTGCCGAAGATTTCAGGGGATGGCTAAAGCTAAGGTGATCATCCATGACACTTTCGCACACTATCTAGACGCCAGAAACTTCCCTGATGGGAACCCGACTGCGAATCCCAACGAGGAGCGCAAACAGGTTTATTACATCGACCGTAAGTCAGGATCGGACGATGAAACCGTAGAGTTTGAGCTTTCCAGTCCAGCCGATCTGCGCGGGCAACTTATTCCGACCCGGCAAATTCAGCCAATGTGCACGTGGTGCATGCGGGGCTGGTACAAAACCGGGAACGGCTGCACCTACGCCGGGCAAAACGGCTGGTTCGATAAAGACGGCAACCGGGTGGATGATCCTTCACAGGATGTTTGCTCCGGACTGCTGTCAACGGGCTGCAAACCTCGTTTCGGAGAGAATGAACAGCTGGATTATGGCGGGTTCCCCGGCGCTTCACTTCTGAGAGGATAATCATGCGCGACAAAACAGTTAGCGCCATTCTGGCGCATGCCGCCACATCCTTCCCCGAGGAGTGCTGTGGCGTGGTTATTCAGAAGGGGCGGGTGGAGAAATACATCCCCTGCAAAAATAATGCTGAGTCGCCGACTGAGCAATTTGAACTCAATCCTGAGGATTATGCGGCCGCCGAAGAGCAGGGCACTGTGGTGGCGATCGTCCACAGTCACCCCGGCGACGGGGCAACAACCCAGCCGAGCGAGCTCGACATGCTGATGTGTGATGCCACGGAACTGCCCTGGATTATTGCATCGTGGCCGGAGGGCGACATTCGCACCGTCATGCCTCGCGGAGACCGTCCCCTCACAGGACGCCAGTTTGTGCTCGGGCATGCAGACTGCTGGTCTCTCATCATGGACTATTTCCGCATCGAACACGGAATTGAACTGCCCAACTACAGCGTAGATCGGCACTGGTGGGAGCAGGGTGAAAACCTCTATATGGACAACTGGCAGGAATGCGGTTTCCGTGAGTACGACGGTCCCGCTCAGCCCGGTGACATGGTTATCATGCAGGTACAGTCCACCGTCCCGAACCATGCCGGGATTTTGCTTGATGGCAATATGCTACTGCATCACATGTATGGCCAGCTAAGCCAGCGTATTCCCTACGGTGGCTATTACCGTGACCGTACCATCAAAATTCTGCGTTATAAGGATTTGATGTAATGGAAAGAAAAACCGTTATCAAACTCAGCGGCTCAATGGCTCAGCGATTTGGCAGGATACATCGCCGCGCACTAACGTCGGCCAGCGAAGTGTTCAGGGCACTTTCTAACACCATTGACGGATTTGATGCCTACCTGCGAGAGACCAGAGCGAAAGGGCTGGACTTTGTCATCTTCCGAAACCAAATAAACATAGGCAAGGAAGAGTTTGAACTTCTTGGGCCTGGTGATGAGCTCCGAATTATCCCTGTCATACGCGGTAGTAAAAGGGCGGGCCTCTTTCAAATTGTCACTGCCGCCGCAATTGCGGCCTTCACCTGGTGGAACCCAATAGGATGGGCAGCAAGCACACAAATGGCACTATATGCCGCAGCTGGTTCTATGGCCGTTGGCGGTGTAGTGCAGATGCTCTCTCCTCAGGTTTCAGGTCTGCGAATGCGCCAGGAACCTGATAACAAACCCTCCTATGCGTTTGGTGGTCCCGTTAACACGACGGCATCTGGCAATCCCGTCCCCCTGCTTTATGGGCAACGGGAAATTGGCGGCGCCATTATATCCGCCGGGGTTTATGCAGAAGATCAGCAATAAACCAAACCACGTACTGCATGCCACCTGACGGTGGCTTTTTTATGGACGCGATATGACGACGACAATCATCAAAGGCCGCGGTAAAGGTGGCAGCAACCAGACCCGAACGCCCGTTGAAGCACCGGACAGCATTCAGTCCATTGCAAGGGCAAAGGTGCTGATTGCTCTTGGGGAGGGTGAGTTCGCCGGCGGGCTTGACGGTAAAAATATTTTTCTTGGTGACTCATCTTCATACACGCCTCTTCAGAACGACGACGGAAGTTATAACTTCAATAATGTGAAATATGAGTTCCGTTCCGGTACTCAGGACCAGGACTACATTCAGGGCTTCCCTGGCATTGAAAACGAACTTCAGGTTTCATATGAGCTGAAACAGGCTGTGCCGTACGTGCGCGCGGTATCCAACACGCAGCTCTCTGCGCTGCGAATTCGCCTGGGATGGCCAACTCTTTTACTCCAGAAAAACAACGGTGATAAAGTCGGCACCCGCGTCGAGTATGCTATCGATCTGTCGGTCGATGGCGGGCCGTATGAAACGGTGGTTAACGGTGCTGTTGATGACAAAACCACGTCGCTTTATGAGCGCAGTCACCGCGTCAATCTTCCGAAAGCCTCGACTGGATGGCAGTTGCGGGTTCGCAGAATCACGCCGGATTCCACGAGCATGAATATCGTCGACACCATGCGCGTTGTGGCCGTTACTGAAATTATTGACGCCAAAATTCGCTACGTTAACACAGCGCTGCTGTATGTAGAGTTTGACGCAAAGCAGTTCCCTAATGGCATTCCTCAGGTTGTGTGCAATCCGAAAGGGCGAATCATCCGTGTACCTGATACTTATGATCCCGAAACCCGCACTTATTCTGGTACATGGGAGGGCGTATTTAAATGGGCGTGGACGGATAACCCTGCCTGGATTTATTACGACATCATTCTGAACGAGCGCTTCGGGCTGGGTCAAAGAATCGATGCGAATCAGATAGACAAATGGGAACTTTATCGCATCGCCCAGTATTGCGATCAACTGGTACCAGACGGCAAGGGCGGCAGCGGGACGGAGCCTCGTTTTCGTTGCAACGTTTATATCCAGGACCGTAATGACGCCTGGACCGTACTTCGTGATCTGGCGGGTATATTTCGCGGCATGACGTACTGGGGCGACAATAAGATGTATGTCCTGGCTGATATGCCACGGGATGTGTGGCACATCTATAACCACGCCAGCGTTGTTGAAGGAAAATTTACTTTTGCGGATCCGAGTGAAACCACCCGAAACACTGCCGCGCTGGTGAACTGGTCTGACCCAGCTAACCACTACAAAGACACGCCTGAGCCTGTTTACGATAACGATCTGGCCATGCGCTTCGATTATCGTCAGCTCGAAATGACTGCAATCGGCTGCACCAGGCAGTCAGAGGCAAACCGGCGGGGGCGCTGGGCGCTGCTTACCAACGGTATCGGCGAGGTGGTGACCTTCAGCACGGGCATGGACGTTCCCCCTGTTGGTGAGGTGATCGGCGTGGCTGCTAACGAGCTGGCCGGAAGAACTATCGGCGGCAGGGTGAGCGCGGTTAACGGCCGCAACATAACCCTCGATCGCGCTGCTGATGTGAAAGCCGGTAATAGGCTGTTTTTGAATCTTCCATCAGGCACAGCTCAGGCCAGAACCGTCCAGGCCGTTAACGGAAACACAGTCACTGTCACCACACCCTACAGCGAAACGCCGGAGGCTGAATGTAACTGGGGCGTGGACTCTGACGATCTGTTTATAGCGCTTTTCCGTGTTACGGGAACGCGGGACAACAACGATGGCACTTTCGAAGTCACCGGGACGACTTACAACCCTGATATCTATTCCGCCGTTGATACCGGCGCAAGACTTGACGAGCGGCCAGTCAGTGTCATTCCACCTGGGGTTCAGGCTCCACCAGGAGATATTGTCGTAGACAGTTACTCTACGGTTAACCAGAACATTGCGATTACCACTATGCGTGTTGCCTGGGATTCTGTTCAGGATGCAGTTGCGTACGAGGCGGAATGGCGGCGTGACAGCGGCAACTGGATTAGTGTGCCCCGAACGTCTTCTCTCGGCTTTGAAGTGCAGGGTATCTACTCGGGTCGCTATCTGGTCCGTGTCAGGGCGGTGAACGCCAGCGACGTTTCATCAGTATGGGCGACATCATCAGAAGTAAATCTTACGGGTAAAGTGGGCAATCCGCCGAAACTGGTCGGCTTCATCGCTTCCGATAATGTGGTATTCGGTATCGAGCTGAGCTGGGGATTCCCGGCGAACACCGACGACACGCTGAAGACGGAAATTCAGTACAGTCTGACCGGGACGGAAGACGATGCGATGCTGCTGGCAGACGTACCCTATCCGCAGCGCAAGTATCAGCAGATGGGCCTAAAGGCTGGGCAAATTTTCTGGTACCGCGCGCAGCTGGTGGACCGCAGCGGAAACGAATCAGGGTATACAGACTTTGTGCGCGGACAGGCCAGCATTGATGTATCCGATATCACCGATGCCATTCTGGAGGACATGAAAGGTTCCGATACGTTCAAAGACCTGATCGAGAACGCGGTAGACAGCAATGAAAAAATTGCTGGCATGGCTGACGACATCAAACAGGCCAACGACGAACTGGCGCAACAGGCGCAGGAAATCGCAAAAAACGCCCAGGATATCGGGGAAGTTCAGACCAGCGTTACAAACCTGACGAGCACGGTTGGAGATGTGTCTTCTTCTCTGAGCGAGCTTGAGCAGACAGTGGCGACGGCTGATACCGCGCTGGGCCAGCGCATCGATAACATCAGCGTGTCTGTGGACGGCATGGCGGGGGGAGTGAAGAACTCCGCTATCGCGATTATTCAGGGCAACCTGGCGCAGGTGGCCGCGCGCAAAACGCTGTCGGCATCGGTCGCCGGTAACAGTGCGCAGCTGGATCGCATTGATGAGGTGATCGTCAACGAGAAGGAGGCAACGGCGCGTTCGCTGCTGAGTTTGCAGACTGACGTGAACGGAAACAAGGCATCCATCAACAGCCTGAACCAGACGTTCTCCGATTACCAGCAGGCCACGGCCACGCAGATAAACGGCATCACGGCGACCATCAACGGGCACACTTCAGCGATCACCACCAACGCGCAGGCCATTGCGAACGTCAACGGCGACCTGAAGGCGATGTACAGCATCAAGGTCGGGTTATCCAGCAATGGTCAGTACTACGCCGCAGGGATGGGGATCGGCGTGGAGAATACGCCGTCCGGCATGCAGTCGCAGGTTATCTTCCTGGCTGACCGCTTCGCCGTTACTCACCAGGCCGGAGCGACCGTTACGCTTCCTTTCGTTATCCAGAACGGGCAGACCATAATTCGGGACACGGTCATTGGAGACGGGACGATTGGAAACGCCAAGATCGGCAGCTATATCCAATCTTCAACCTGGGACGGCACCGGGAACGTTGGCTGGCACATCAACAAATCTGGCTACGCGACGTTTAACAACGTGACCGTTCGCGGCTCGATTTACGCCACAAACGGTAATTTTTCTTTCAATGGCTCCGGCAACACAACGGTGATTAATGGTAATGGCGTAACCATTAATATTCCGGGTGGCGGCCGCATCGTACTGGGGACGTGGACATAAAATGCCGACAGGACTACTGATAGAACTAAATGACGGCGGAAAGCGCATGGAGATAACTGCGGGCCTGCGATGCCCGTCGTTTGGGGCCAACTTTGACAGTGGCTACCAGAAAGCCAAGTACGCTGATGTTGCCGGTTATGTTTCCGGGGCGCAGGTGCTGTTTATCCCTCACGCGACGGCTTATCTTGATTCAGGGCTGCTTCATAAAATGAACTCGGTCACCATATCCGGTGGACGCGTGACGCAGAACTCCACGATGAAGGATGTAAGCATCAGTGAGCGTGAAAGCACGTACACGTTCCCCGGAAGCCTCTGGCAGATATTTCCGTCAGGCCAGCGTAGTGGGGTGGGACTGCTCATAAGCAACAGCACTGACTTCACCTCAATAACCAATGCCACGCAGTCAGGGCAGTGTATCTGGAAGGGGACCGTCAATGTCCCCACTGGCGGCTGGGCAGTTCCCACGATAGCGGGGTACGACAAGTCCAAATATATCGTCTTTGGGCGCTGCAATAGCGGTAACACAGTCGATTTCGATGGCAACACGGTCAGGTTCTTCAGCCCTCCATTCACCAACGATGATGCTCCGACGACCGGCACGATAGATATTGTCATCTTTGCCAGTGGCGTGGCGCCTCAGCCGGGCACCGGGCTCAACATCTTCAATGCAGCCGGGGCCTGCACGTTTTCGACGACAAAGCGGCCTTTCGTCTACCTCAACCAACTCTGGACGCCTTCGAAAAATGCCGTGAGCATCGGCAGCGGCTATGTTCCGCTGGGCAGGTTCGGGTTGATGGCTCACGAAGTAAATGGCATGTACGTGTATCGAATGTTCGGAATAAAAATACAGAACGGCAGTGCTTCAGTTCAGGGTGGGAAATATCTTGGGCGCGAGCGGTATGCAATTTTTGGTAATGACACGGTAACGCCACTGAACCTTCCCGTTCTTCCCGATATGTACGTCTGAATAAACTGTCTTTTTAATCAACCTCGCTCCGGCGGGGTTTTTTATTGCCTGGAGAAAATATGCTTTATAACACTGGCACCATCGCCATTAAAGGAAATACAGCCACCGGCACCGGCACGAACTGGGCGGCACCCGCCAGCCAGATTCGGGTTGGCCAGACGTTATTTGTTCTTTCTAACCCGGTACAGATGTTTCAGATCACGGCCATCAACAGTGCGACGTCACTGACGGTTACGCCTGCCGCGTCTCCGGCGTTGAGCGGCCAGAAGTACGGCATTCTTGTTACTGATAGTCTCTCGGTCGACGGCCTGGCGCAAAGCATGTCTCAGCTCATCAACGAGTATGACGAGAACATCGGCGCCTGGGAGACGTTCGCCACCACCTCAGCAAACCAGAACATCACCGTTACCATCAACGGCACCGCCGTAACTATCCCTGGCATTGGTAAACTGGCACAGAAAGGGAGCAACGGTGCGCTTGCTGTCGCAGACGGCGGAACCGGCGCAACGAATGATGCAGACGCTCGCACAAACCTCGGTTTGGGAAGCTCTGCAACAAAAAACACAGGAACAACGAGCGACAATGTCATGCAGCCCGGCATGTTTGGGCTTGGTCGTCCGGATGGGGCATTAATATTCAACACAACGAGCCAGGATGATCTTCTTACTGGATTGACAGGATATGGGCTTACAGTTCTTCGAAATAATGCACAGATACCAGAGCCATGGAATATATGGAACTATTCACCGACAATATTTGCCCGGACAGGTGATACGTATAGCCTTTTTTCAATGCCTTTTCAGTCATCTGGCAAAGTTCGTATTTTTGGTGGTGCAGCAGCAACTGGATGGAATCACAGCAGGATATTATACGATGATAAAAACACAGTCGTGGATAGCAATGGCTTTATAAAGCAGGCATCCCCGGTCGTCAAAATCTTCACTGATGGTAAGTATGAAACTAACGACGAATCAGAAGGCGTCACGGTGACTCGTCTGGATGTCGGGCAATATCTTATTGAAGGCTGTAAAGCACTCAATTCAGACGCTGCCTGGGGCGGTATCGACGGAGGATTTGAAATCCCCACAGACAGGAATAAGCAACCGCTCATATGGCTGGATTATGAGGTTAGCGCGGATGGTTCTGTGCTGGTGAAAACCTACCACCGAACTCACCCTGATGCGCCAGCATTTGCCAGGAATGAGCGTGATGGATTGGCAGATGGTGAGCCGGTTGACATCCCGGCTCACCAGTTCGTCAGCGTTCGTGTAGAAATGCCAGTTGATAGTATCTGGAATACAAAGCAACTGGCTGCAAAAAATGCTTTAGAAGACTCCATTGCATTATCAGCTGAACAAAAACAAGGCTCGTGAAGAAGAAGCCGCCGACCGCTATTACATATGACGGGCGGCGGCTGGTTGCTCAGTGTTCATGCCCGAGCAAACGTGGGGAATATTAACCGAGTAAAATTTAAAGGCCAACCTGGCGAACGGTAGGGAATTCAGATACAAGCCACATATCTGACTCTTCAAACATATCCTCCAGCATGCGGTTCAGCTTTTCCCGATCGCTTTTGCTGGCATCACTATTTAAGCCGTTCGCCTGCATCGGCTTCACCCTCACTTCAGCATCAGGGAAAATCTGGTTCACCCGCTTCGTCAGTTCGGCCAGAATGATCTCCCTGGCCCCTTCGAGCCCCTCTACATTTCGCTTGTCATAAACCAGTTCAACAAACATTATGTGCTCCATTGTTTACTGTTTGGATATACAGTATTTAAGCTTCAGAGCAATGCTGCGTCAAGTAAAGGTTTAAATCGGCTTGTGTACACATATGGGTACATAATAATTGGTTTGTTGGTGTTTATATTTAATAAAATCAGTTAATTGAATTTAATGTGCACTTTAACCATTTAACTAAGGGGACGAAGCGGCAAGAGTATAGCGTTATTTACACTTCTCGTTAAGCGCATTGCCGCCTGACTGGTCAAAGAGTCACCGTTCACGCCGATTTTTCGGCAGTTTTATCCTTTTTTTCCTGAGCCTTAAGTTCGGCCTTACGCTTGTTGGACATGTCGTTACGGATTTGCGCATGGCTCAGCAGTGCAAAGATAAAGGTTCCGCCACAAATGTTGCCTGCGAGAGTAGGCAGGGCGAACGGCCAGAAAAAGTCGCTCCAGTGGAGTGTGCCGTTAAATACCAGATAAAGGATTTCAACGGTCCCGACAACAATGTGCGTGGTATCGGCGAGTGCGATAAGCCAGGTCATCAGGATAATCACCACGATTTTCGCGCTGCCCGCTGACGGGAACATCCAGACCATAGTGGCGATGATCCAGCCGGAGATAATGGCATTAGAGAACATTTCAACCGGCGTATTTTTCATTACATCCATGCCAATCTTCACGAATGCGTCGCGGGTCGGTTCATCAAAGATTGGCATATACTCGAAGGCCCAGGCTGCAACGCCCGTACCGATCAGGTTCCCCAGCAGCACGACGCTCCACAGGCGCATCAGTAAACCAAAATTACCAAGGGTCGGATTTTGCATGACGGGCAGTACGGCAGTGACGGTGTTCTCCGTGAAAAGCTGCTGTCGCGCCATAATGACGATAATAAAGCCGAACGTGTAGCCTAAATTCTCCAGCAAAAAACCGCCCGGCACGCCTTCCAGTTGAACGTGAAATATACCTTTGGCGAGCAGAGAGGCACCCATCGACAGACCGGCTGCGATGGCCGACCACAGCAGGGCCATTGCGTCACGCTCCATCTCCTTTTCGCCATCCTGGCGAATATGCTCATGAATGGCCATGGCACGCGACGGCAGGCGATCCTCATCGACTTCTATCTCTTCTCCCCGGTCTTTCTCCTCACTTTCAATCTCATGTTCCTCATTGTTCTCGCCAATTTTTTCTTCGTTAATATCTTTCAT